CTGTACCCCATGTGCCCGAACTCCATGTGTCTGTTCCCCAACCAAAGGCAGGAGTTGACAATTCAGGACCAATATTAATTTGGTATTTAGCATTACCTGATCCTCCACCACCTGACGTTGATCCTGACGCAGCAGAACCTGCAGTCACAACATATGCATTGTTATTAGCAACAGATGTAATTTCAAATTCTTTATTCATATCTAATCCGTCAATTGCAGAAAAAGAATCAAAAGTGACAAAATCACCTTGTTGTGCTCCGTGACCAGTATCAGTAACAACTACGGATGTGGTAGCGTTTGTAGTAAAAGGATTTGTTAAAGCTTGTGTTTCTCTAAGAGGGGTGATGTCGTAAGCAACACCTTCTGAATATAAATATAACTTTCTATCTGTGCCAAAAGCATTAAATCTAGTACCGTCCAAAGAGACCCATGCGTGCTGATCTCTTACGACTCCAACTAGTGTTGTACTAAAAAACCTTTCCCATCCTTTAATTTTTTGTGCAGATCCTTGAAAAAATCTAACCATATCGCCATCAGTCCATTTACCCTGACCTGTATAGTCAGTGACTTCTTTGTTTATACCTGGTGCGGGTCTAAAATTTACTAGGGGCATCGTTAGAATATACTATCTTTTACATAAATTTCTAGACCATTGATCTATGGTTGGTAAAATTAATTGCTATTGAGATTCTTTGATGATTGTCGTGTCCACAAGCTCCAACAGAGTGAGGTATGTTTTGCTTAAAAAATACTAAACTACGGTCTTTTGGAATAAATTGATGAGTCTGATTATGTATCTGAGGCACCAAATGAGAAAATATTAGGGGGGTTTTGTCACAACAAACTTTGTGATAATAAACACAAGACCAACCACTAAAGTCATGTATATGTGGTATCATGTAATTTGTTCCTTTGTTTATGTTAACCCAAAAATTAGCATAAAAAAAATTAGGTTCTATTTTATTCATACACTGCTGGCTATATTCTAATAAATCTTTGAATCCAAAAGAAATGTCATGACTTTTATAGCCACCTCTATTACTACCAATGACTCCTTTATCAAACAATAAAAGGTGTTCAATATGTTTATCTATAATCTCAGTATCGTGTGGGTATTTTGTTTCATAAAAACAATCCTTATGAATAACATGTTCTTGTATCATTTTGAGTTAATAAAATTAAATGCCCAAGTCATACGTTCTTTATTACACTTAGTTACACAATGATAGAGATATGGGGGAAATAAAATTAACTTACCCTTAACATCATTAATTTTCTCATCATGTATAGACTCGTATTCTTTAGTTTTACCCTCTACTAACTCTGATCTTGAAAATATTAAATTACCTTCTCCAGGTTTTATTATAAGTATAGCTGCATAATCAACATCCATGTGATGATGCATAGATCCCCAGTCATTTTTTTTGTAATAATTCAACCATGATTCACGCACTTTCCAATTATTATACTTCCAATTTTGCCTTTGTCCAATTTGTGGTAAAATTATAGAACATATATGTGTCGACAATTCTCTGATTTCTTCATATTGTGTTTCAGACAACCATTTGGAAAAACTTTTAACCTTTTCATAGTGTTTGCTCTTATCGTTCGTTACTTTATTTTCTATTCTATCACAAAAAGCATCATCTATACTCGTGTGATACACAGTTGTTGGAAACCAATTAACTTCCGATATTTCTGTGATCATAATTTTTTGGCAACTAAAGATCCGACATGACCTTTATATGCTCTATTGCCAAAGTGAGTTAGAGGCATAGCCAAGTCTGCCCATATTTTACCACCACACTCTTGCCAAAGTCTTGAAAAATAATAATCTTCTGATAAATATCTTTTTTGATCAAGTGTTTTATAAGGTCCTACAGCAAATAGATCATAGCAATTATCTGACTTATAATGTGCTCCATTAACTATTTGATCTGTTTCATATTTTCTTTCAGGAAATTTCTTAAACATAGTTCTAAATACAGATCTCTTTACCAACATCATACCTGTAGCCGCTTCATTAACAGGAAAAAAACCATTTTCGCCTTGTAAGTTTGTCGGATCATCAAAATTAATATTATACCCTAGTGCTTTAGCCTCCATCTCATCAGGAGTTATATTAGGATTGTCTTCCAAAATACCTTTTATTTTCTCAAGATGTATGTGTTTTCTAGGATAAACGCCACAAGCTATGTCTTTGTCAGCACATAATAATCTTTCAATATTTTTCCAAGAAAAACCTATATCTGCGTCTATAAATAATAAATGAGTTGCAACATAATCTTGCTGATCCATCATCATCGATACAATTGTATTACGAGCTCTAGTTATCAAACTTTCATTGCCCATAGACTGAAATCTTAAACCTACATTAGACGCAACAGTCCATTGTTGAAGTTCTAAGAGGCCGTGCATAGTAGCCTCAGATAACATACCTCCATACATGGGCATACCTAAAAATATTTTAAAATTTCTATCCTTCAATTCAGTTGGTGTAATCATTTTTATTCTCCCCTAATATTTTAGTAAAATTATCTACAACCTCATTTATATCAAACCGCATAACATTTGGTGTGTTTGTAATGATGTTACAATTCTTAGAATAATTAAATCTATAATTTGCATTTTGGTCATTCCACAAAACAACACCTCGTGTATTACAAAACTTGTTAGCTGACATATGATTAAGACAACTATCTATTGCAATAAATCCTTTTGCGTATTTTATCATATGAGCATAGTTTCTATAGCATAATGATTGATCAATTTCGCAAATATTTTTAAAAGTATTTTTTAGAGAAAAAACATTTACTACATTCAATTTTAAATCAAAATTTAATACATCAATAATAGATTGTGCTAAATCTCTTCTTATAGATCTAGACCCCTCGAAATCAGTTTCTACTTCATGCTCGTCACTACCTACAAATTGCACAAGTACAAAGTTTTCTAGCTTTGATAAAATTGGTTTTAATCTATCTTCCTCATCATGAGAAAAATATATTTCATTATAAGCGTTTTCTAAGATACTTTGATTTGTTATACGTCTAAAATTATTAACTAAATGAATTTTATTCATGAAAAAATATTTATCATAAGCTTCAACAAAATGTACTTTTTTAAATTTATTTAAAAATTCACTTTTGTCTAATAGTGGTGTTAAGTTTAAGTTGTAACAAAAATTAACGTTTGGGTGGTGTGAAAATATTTTAGGCCATGACGACATGATGTTGACGTTTTGTAACTCTTTCAAACAACTTGTAAAACATATATTTTTACCTATACCACCGTTTAAAACATACAAACTCTCATTCATCTTTTTCCGCCAAGACCAGTTCTTTTATCAAACTTAAAATCCTTATATTCGCCATCTTGATCTACGTAATGTAAAAATACAGTTATAAAATGATCATGTTGACATGGTTCCCTCCAATGAAGTTTATTCATGCCTTTAAATATAATTGCATTATTAGGTAACATGGGAAACTTGTAATCAATTCTATATCTTTCAAGATTATTTTTATTACTAAAATATTTGTAATCTGAATTATCATCCTTTTCTCCTAAAAAAATTTCATAAGGTTGATCTACTGGATGTGCCCCTAAACATAAAGCAACAGTGTATTCACAAGACTCTCTATCAATGTGTGTTTTTAAATCAGATCCTTTATCATAGATTCTAAAAAAAGAATAAGTTGGAAATAATTTTTTTTTGACATTTTGCTCTATGACTGGAGTGCTTAGGTCCATTAAGGTTTCCATAAGATAGTCTGAATGTTCACTTATTAAGGCATTAGTTTGAATATCTGTCTTAAACTGCTTTTGATTGCCATATTTAATAATAGAATAAGTATAAATTAGATTTAATATTTGTTTAGGTAAAAACTCTTTTATAAAAATAGGTTCCACTAAATTACCCATCCTATCAAAGCATATCTTGTGCCTGCTGTTACCTTATTCACTTGGTGTCTAAACATAAAGTTAGATGGAAATATTACTGCATCCCCTTCGTTTTGAGGTATTGTATAAGGTCCATCTGGAGTTTCAAAAACAAATTCTCCGCCCTCATATTGATTATTCCATC